GCTTGTTATCGACGACGAAGTCTGATAACACAGTGGGGTAACACGGGTGGGCTTGGCCCACCTCGCATCCACAAAGTTTTGTAACAACGGTGGGCTACGCTCACCGGCAAACAGAAGATAACTTAGTTATCAAGTTGCTGTTTGTACGGTTACACCGGATACAACTAGGTGCACAGAAGATACGTCTCTGTGTGTCACAAGACAATAACGAAATGCTAAATAATGGCAACTGATCCTCGTTACATGTCGTTCGACCATAAGTATGTGGAGACCGTGACTGTCACGGACACCACTGCACTTGCTAATGGTATCGAACGCTGCCGCTTCGTTAAGAGAAGCGGTGCATACCCTGTCGCTGGTGGCTATGCCGCTGGCGTCAATGTGTACAAAATTTATGGTCAAGGCGAACTGACCGACAAGGGCTACCAGGTCGAAGACGCCTCCATGACCGCACTGAGTGGTACTCTGGCCATCGACACCGCTGGTGTTGTGACCGGCTCCGGTACCAACTTTGATCCCGAACTGAATGTTGGTGACACCATTAAGATTGGTGCGCAACTGTTCCGGGTTATGACCCGTACCAGTGATACCGCTGCCACTGTGCTGCCTGCACCCGCAAGCGCCATCAGCGGTGCTACCGCCTATATCTGGCCTGGCACTTATGAGGGGCAGTCTAATCCCTCCACCACTCCCAGCAAGCCTGGCGTCTTCCCTTATCAGGGTCTGATGAGCGTGGTGACCACGGGTATCGCGATCGTAGAAGTCGATTCCGGCTCCACTTTCGCCGTAGACGACGCTGTGTATGCAACCACCTCCGGTACTGCTTCTAGCACTGCTGGCGCTGGTCTGATTCTCGGTCGTTCCCTGGACGTCATCGGTACTGCCGGTGCTGGCCAATATATCCGAGTGAAGCTCGGTAACGAAGCTGGTTCTTGAACATAGGAGGTAAACTATCATGATGAATCTTGATCAAGTTCGGATCATAGATCCGATCCTCACACAGCTCGCACAAGGTTGCTAAAATGTAGCCGCTCCGCAAGGTAACTTGCGGTGTCACCAGGGGGTGAATTGCTGGAAAGCCTAAATCGAAAATACTCGACAGGGTAATCAGCAGCCAAGCTGTTCCGGGAACGGAACAGAAGGTTCAGAGACTAGAAGCCGAGTCCAGAACGGACAGTAATGCTTCCACGAGCGCCCTCCAACCCTAGGGGTTGAAGATATAGTCCGAACTTGCATGAAAATGTAAGAAGCGATGAGTTAAATGCTTTCGCGATAACATATTGTACAAGAATACTGATGGTGTGGCGACTTTCTTCGCCCCCTCCGTGTCCATGAACGTCCGTGCTGGTCGTACTTTGACCTTCGGCAAGGAGGCCTTCGCTGCTCAGAATTTCCTGCGTGCACCTGGTACCAACATTCAGAAAATCTCGAATGAATTCGGTACCCGGAGCTTCTCGCTTCGTCAAGAAGCGATTAGCTGGCAAATCGCTGAAGAGGTAGCCGCCGAAGCAAAGAATGGAAGTGCCGCTATCGATCTTCGCGCCTATGCCGCCAAAGACGCTGCAAACCGTCTGATGCAGTCCTGGGAAATCCAGGTTGCTAGCAAAGTCCTGGATGTGACCCAGTACGAGGCCGGTAACGTGCTCGATCTCGCCACCTACAATTCTGGTGCAGATCAGTTCAATAGCCCGACTTCTGACGTAGAAGTCCTGATGGACGACCTCAAGGAGCAGGTGCGTAGCCAAATTGGTTGCTATCCGAACAAGCTCGTGCTGTCCCCCGATGCGTTTAACGCCCTGAAGCGTAACAAGCGTATTCGTGACTTCATGCAGCGCGGTGTGCTGGTGAACGAAAAGACCCTCGCAGAGATCTTCGGTCTCGACGAGATTCGCGTCGCCCGCCGCCTTAAGCTGGGTGAAGACAACGCAAGCCTGGAGAACATCTATAACAACGTTGCTCTCCTGTTCTATCACCCCAGCGGTGCTACTGACGGTTTCACCCCAGCACTTGATGCGAACTATGGTACCCCGGCTTATGCGTATACCTATACGCTGGCTGGCTATCCAATTTCAACGCCAGAGCGTGAACGTTAATGCGCTCTATAAACTGGGTGAATTTCTGGGAAACCCCGCTTCGCGGGACAATCAGAAGCCAAGCCGGAGGTGGGCTTAGTTCCTCCGGAAGGTTCAACGACTAGACAGTGAGTCCCAACAATAATCTGTCCACGAGTGCCCAGCCCAAGAATATTGTTATTCTTGGTGATGATATAGTCTGAACTACATGGTAACATGTAGAAGTAGGGGATAAAGAGCCTCTACGATAACATAATTGTTTAACATGGACCGCCGAGTATTTGAGGGTGACATTCTGGTTGAACGCTCTTTTGAGCTAGTGGGAATGGGAGAAACCGGTCGCTGCGGCGCCGGGGCCGTCCTGTTGAATCCAGTTGCTGTTGCCTGATTAATACTATCAATCACGCAGGTTGATTATTTAGCTCGCCATAAGGCGAGCTTTTTTTTTTGCTCAAATAAAATCCACCCTTTGTGGTGATTAGCTTTACCTAGAGTTACTTTGTTTAAACACCTATTATCTAGTTTTTGATCTGGGAACATAGAGATCAGCTCGGTAGCAGTTTTTTGAATAAATACCCCATAAACAGGATGATACCAGTCAATTGGCTTGTAGTTTTTTCTTTTCTTGTTTTTATTTTCCAACAAATGCCACCCCTTATGGTGTATATTCTTACCATTGGCCACTAAACTTAAAGCCCCCTTGCTTAAATTTTGATCTGGAAACATTTTAATAAGCTCTGTCAAAGATTTATCCCTGATTGCCCCATGTTCTTCATGGAACCAGTCCCTTAATATATTATTTTTTCTCCTGTGCTTAACATCTTTATCGTCAAGTCGTCTCCAACCTTTATGGTTAGTCTTTTCTTTCCTATAGACGCTACCTAAGCACCTCTCGCTCAGATTCATATATGGAAACATCTCGCAAAGCTCTCTGGGTGATTTTCCTAGAACCTCCCCGTGCTCAGAGTGGTACCAATCTCTAGGTTTGTAGTTGTAGTTTTTAACCCCTAACCTTGATTCTGACATCTTTTTTCTGGTATCTTCTGAGACAATAACTCCAGAGGATCCTTCTCCCCCGTCAGTAAGATTTCTTAACACCCCCCAGGGGTGTAAATTTGCCCTTCCATAAAACGATATCAAAGAGATTTCAAACTCAATTGCCGTCTTTTCGTCTAAATTTTTGTGTAAAATTAAAATTTTTGATTTATCTTTAGGCTTTTTAGAGTTTTTACTCCTTAAATTTGAATATGGTCTTTCTGGTCTACCTTTCCCAATATAGTAAAACGTCCCTTCACGTCCAAACTTATCCGGCTTACTCCGGACATACGCATAAACCACAAAGTTGTTATCGGACATAGCCAGGTAACCCTCTATACACCAACTCTACCATACTTTCACCGTCCCTGCGTTGAAAGCTAAGTAGAAGAGATACACACAGCGCCCGTGGCCCCATACACCCCGCCTCCCGACGCCTATGGTGTCGCCAATAACTGTACACCGGCCACAGTAGATTACTTTATTGAGGTATTTGGCTTCAACGAAGCGCTGGAACTATCCCGCCTCGAAGATCCGACCGCTAATACCATCAACTATCAGCGCATTAACGTCGCCCTCCACGATGCTGCGGTACTTATAAATAATTATATCGAGACAGCTCCACCACAGGGAAAGCTGCTGATAGCAGGGTCTTACCGTAGAACACAAGCCATACTAGCTCGCTGGTACCTGGACACTCTACGCCCTCGACAACAGGTCGTAGATGCCGCAGAATCCGCACTCAAACAGCTCGATCTCTGGGCTGCTAAAGATTCACCATCCTCCGGACTCAAATGGCAAGAAGCCTACAGGTATTGGGGTAGCGCATGTGCAATGACGATGTCCAATACTCAACGTGACCGAGCGTTTACAGATGCTTCGTTGGCGCGGTGGGAAATGCGTTGGGGTACAAATAACCGCTGGAATCCGTATAAACGTAAAGCAGCACCAGTCATTAATAGCGTCACACAGCGAGAACCGAGCGGATCTCTGGATAGGCAGAATGTCACCATAATTGGTGATAGCACGCTGGAGATGAATCAGTTGTTCGATGACCTTGAAACGACACGAGATGTCGCTAGTTTCGCTGACACCCAAAATGCGGCCACACCCGTTGAAGGCGATGTGCTTATTGTTGAGAATACGGACGGCGACATCACTACATACGATGGCGGCCTGCAGGAGGCCGATACGTTCTGATACGGAAGCGTTTCTACCTGATTTTGTAACACCTTTTTATTATGTGGACCTCTGACGCCAACCAAACTTACGGATACGACCCCTTGAATCCTGGGATGCCAGGAGGTTCAAGCCTGTTGACCATTGTACCCAATACTGGCAGCGCAGCTTGCGGGTACAATACTAGTGGGTTACAAGGTCTCACCCACTCCTCGTTCGGCGTATTCCCAGACAGCACAGCGTATAAACAGACGGCTAGCGAATTACGCCAATATATCATCAGCCTTGAGGCAACTCGTAAGTTGCGTGACCTCGCTGATGTCAATTTTCAACGCTCTCCCGAACCGGGTGATGTCTTAGCGTACAACTATACTACCGGGTTGTGGGAGCTACTAGATTTTGTGTCCGGTGGTGAATTCTAGAAGTTTCCAATCCCCCGAATCAGTCGAATAATAGACACGCTTTATATCGGATTCCGCTATGGCTAGTTGACACACAGGGCACGGACGAGCCATGCACAACTCTCCACGGCGGTTCACGCGTCCCACAACCAGTGTGTCACACAATACGGCATCGGGCCTGAGTAACGCTCTTAGCTCCGCATGGAGCGATACCCTGTAGGGTTCGCCGACTTGCTCCGCAAGGCGTGACTGGACCGGGTGTGTCTTACCAAAGACGTTCGTGCTCCGTACGACGATACGGCCCTTGCGAAGCAAGACGCATCCGACCCGCCAGCGCGAATCGATGGAAAGTGCGAGGTCGGTTACAGCTTTGGCTACGTGTCTACTCACCATCGGCATCAGTCAATAATTCCGGCCATACGCATACAGATCTCCCCCCACTCAAGGATGTCACGACCCCTGAAGTATTTGGACGTGGGGACCTCCCTATCCAGTACCCTCTCGCCCGTATCCAGGCGTTCCATGCGCAAATAACCGTACGACTCGGTCTGTGCTAGTACATAGCAACGATACGTGTCATCAAGGGTGTTTTCCCAGAGGACGTTAGGATTCATGGCGGTGTTCTCCAACTAGAAATGCTTTCAACAGGATAGCAGCAGTGACGCAACCGATCAACAAAACACCCATATTGTGTTGAAAGCTTTTAAGGACGACACATCCCACCATAGCATCCTGTCCCCATGCTTCTGGAGATCGAGAACCAACTTCATAGGCGGGTGCACAGCACGCTCGGGCAGAGTGCTGTGGTGCTACGGCTTGCCGAGCAGCTCGATGACTCCGGGCGCGTGGCCGAG